CAAAACTCTAACGCATCAGGTAAGAACGGGTTATCCGTTATGAATGCTTGGGCAAGTAGCACTTCAACAATATTTGAAGCGGCTATGGGTTGGAATGGTGTAGCGGCAGGTTATTATCCAGTTTTCACAATAGACGGATTAGGTAAAACTACTTGGACAGATAATGCTGGTAATGTTAGGGCTACTATAGATAGCTCAGGGCGATTGGGCATAGGAACTGCATCACCGAGTTCACTATTACATTTAGCATCAAATGCACCTTATATTACATTGGAAGATATTGATAACAATCAAGATTGGCAGATACAGGCAACTGCGTGGTTTGCTATACGTGACCAAACTGCAAACGCAGAACGTATGCGTATTGATAGTAGCGGAAACGTTAGTATCCCGTCGGGCAATCTAGATGTAACAGGTAATATAGATTTACCAGACAACAATAAATTATTACTAGGTAATTCTGATGACTTAGAAATATACCATGACGGTAATTCTTGGATAAGGGATGTTGGAACAGGGAATCTTTATATTGATTCTGGTTCAAGCATATACCTATACGCTAACGGTAATACACCTATGCTATATGCACAACCTGGTGCAGGTGTTACCTCATACTATAATGGTGTGGGTAAATTTGCTACAACATCTTCTGGTGCAGAGGTACTAGGTAACTTAGATGTAACTAATGCATTAAACGTAGGTGGGGCTAGTCCAGTAAATACTGGGTTTATAGAGTCTACTGTAGTAGGAGCTTCGCGTGCTTTACAAACTGTTGGTGGCGTTGGCACTACTCAAACCCATGTAGGATTTGAAAATATTTATGGTGAGATAGGTAGAATAGATGTTAGTGCATTTTCAGTAAGTTATGTCACAAGTTCAGACTATAGACTAAAGACTGACATACATCCTATGCAGGACAGTATTGACAGAGTAAAAGCACTGAAGCCTGTTAACTTTGAGTGGAAAGAAGAAGGCACTAGAGTAGATGGTTTCTTAGCACATGAGGTTCAAGAGGTAGTACCTGAAGCGATTAGTGGCGAAAAAGATGCTACTAAAACTAACAAGGATGGTGTAGAGGTTCCAGACTATCAAGGTATTGACCAGTCTAAGCTTGTACCTTTACTTACATCTGCACTACAAGAAGCATTAGCTAAGATTGATGACCTAGAGTTACGAATGGCTAATTTAGAAAATTAAACCAGGGGGCTTCGGCCCCCTATTACTAAAGGAGGCTATCGTGCCTAACTTACCTGAAGAGGATACTCAATTATATATGCTTCTTGGTTCTATGAGTGCTGACTTAAAAACTGTTCTTAATAAATTTACAGCAGTAGAAGAAAGGTTAAACAATCATTCAAATAGAATCAAGGTATTAGAAAAAGCTAGTTATGCTAGGGCTGTAGTATATACAACTACGGTAACAGTAACACCTATTCTATTCACTGCTCTTGGCTGGTTACTAACTAAAACATTTTTATAAGGAGATTATAATGGCAAAAGGAGCTGCAACAGAAAAGAATCTTGGTAACTTACATTCAACACTTACAACAATATTTACTAGAGTGTTACAGGGTTACTTAGATAAACTAGATAAAGCTCAAGAAGCATTTAACTCAGATGAATTTAACTCAGAGATAATGGGTGAACTAGAATACCTAAGTATAGAACCTAGTCCAGCTATGTTATCTGCTATAGCTAAGTTCTTAAAAGATAATAACATAAGTTATGATTCTGAACAGATAGATGAGTTAAGTGAACTTGAACAAAGACTAAGAAATAAGAAAGCTAATAGACCAGACTTTTCTAACGTAACATCTTTACCTTTGACAGGTACTCAATAAGATGGGGCGTGATGCTAGGGAAATGAATAAAGCAGACCGTATTAAAGAGCTGCTTATTATTCAGGAGGCTTACCCTAACTTTCAAGACTTCTTATATGACGTAATGGTTAACCTTATGGGATTTAACTGTACTAATAATCAATTAGATATGGCGAACTACTTACAGTACGGTCCGTTATATAGAATGATACAGGCGCAGCGTGGCCAGGCTAAGACCACGGCTACTGCTGCGTATGCTGTATGGAGACTAATACATAACCCGACAGCTAGGATACTTATTATATCTGCTGGTGATACAATGGCTAAGGAGATTAGTAATTGGATTATCCAGATACTAAATGGTATGGAAGAGCTGTCCTGTATGCTGCCAGATAAGTCTGCAGGAGACCGAGCATCTGTTACTGCATATGATATACACTATGTACTAAAGGGACCTGAGAAGTCTCCTAGTGTAGCGTGTGTGGGTATTACATCTAACCTGCAAGGTAAACGTGCTGACGTACTTATTGCAGATGATATCGAGAGTGCTAAGAATGCTTTGACTGCAGATGCTAGGATGAAGCTTACGAACTTAACTAGGGACTTTACTTCTATATGTTCACAGGGAGATATTATATATCTAGGTACACCACAGAGTGTAGACAGTATATATAATGCTTTACCTGGACGTGGCTTTGATATACGTATATGGCCTGGTAGATATCCTACAGAAAGAGAATTAGATAACTACGGAGAACACTTAGCTCCTATGATATCAGAGGCAGTTAAGAAAGACCCGTCACTGGCAACAGGTGCTGGTCTACTAGGTAACAGAGGTAAGCCAACAGATAGTGTTATACTAGGAGAAGATATCCTAGTTAAGAAAGAGATTGACCAGGGAGCTGCTTACTTCCAGCTGCAGCATATGCTAGATACTAGACTTGCAGACGAAGCTAGGTATCCCTTGAAACTAAATAAATTAATCTTTATGAATATAAATAAAGGTAGAAGTCCTATACTTCTTAACCACCAACCGTCTATACATAACAGAGTACCGACTCCAAGTGACTATCCTATTAGAGACCCTATGTATATGTGCTCTGACTTTGGTACTGAGTACGGGGAGTTCACAGGTACACATATGTATGTTGACCCTGCTGGTGGTGGACAGAACGGAGATGAGACAGGCTATGCTGTAACTAGGTTCTTAGGTAATAAGGTTTACCTGGTAGCTGTAGGCGGTGTACCTGGAGGACTAGAAGCTTCTGACTTAGAAGAACTAACTAGAGTAGCTGTTAAATGGAAACCTAATAAGATATCCATAGAACGTAACTACGGTAATGGTGCTTTGCAAAAAGTATGGGAACCGACTTTATACAAGGCTATGAAGGAAGTAAATGCTGGTGTAGAGATAGATGACCCCTGGGAAACAGGGCAGAAGGAACTACGTATAATTGATAAGCTAGAGCCTGTTATAGGTTCAGGTAGATTGGTTGTAGAGCTAGACCTTATCCAGGATGACTGGGCTTCTGTGCAGAAGTACTCTGCTGTAAACCGAGCTTCGTATAGTTTCTTTCACCAGCTTGCTAAAGTAACCAGGGACCGAGGTAGTCTGTCACATGACGATAGGCTTGATGCGGTAGCTGGTAGCGTAGGTAACTGGATAGACTTACTAGCTGTAGATGATTTGCAAGCGCAAGTGGCAGCAGAAGCACAACGATATAGGACTATGATGGAAGACCCGTTAGGAAACGGTAGACCTATTAATAACTATAACTCAATGTTCGGCTTGAATACTTTAAGTCCGAATGTACTTAATAATTTAAAACAACGATACTAGGGAGAACCCAATGTCTAAGAAAGACAAACCGACCCAGACTAAGCCAACTGTAAGAGTAGTTGGTACTAATTCTAATAAACTACCCTGGCCGCAGGATAACTCAGGCTCAACTCAGGAACTACGTAGAGGTGCTGTACGCGCCATAGGACGTATCATGGGTTCAGAAGATAATCTAAAGAAAGTACTAGAAACGCTAGAGGTAGCTAGGCTGTATGCTATAGAGCGTATGGAAGAGCAGCAAGTAGAAATGAAAGTTAAAGTAAAAGCAATGCAAGACCGTAAAGCTCTTAATGCAGAGCTATTGAAAAGTGAACTAAGACAAAGAGTAAAGTCTAAGAAGGCTGAGATAAAACGTGTTGAGTCTGAGATAAAGAAGTTGTTAAGCTAATGGACATAGCAGCATTCTTTGATTCTGTACGTCCCTTTATGAAAGACAGTAAGCTAACTGCTGCACAGGTAGTAGGCTTTGAGTGTCTTATAAATTCTTGTTTAGAGTCCGACCTTACAATGGAACAGATAGCCTATGTACTGGCTACAGCTTACCATGAGACAGGTGGACGCATGGAACCTGTACGAGAAGGGTTCTGTAAGACCGACGCTGGTAGCCGTAAGGCAGTAGCTAGGTTATATGAGAAGGGTGTAATAAGCGTAGACTATGCGTTACCACAGAGTAACGGTAAGAGCTATTATGGCCGAGGGTTAGTACAGCTAACACATCTAAGTAACTATGCAAGTACAGGACATGCACTAGGGTTAGACCTGGTAACGTACCCAGACCTTATGCTAGACTTAGAGGTATCAGTACGCGCTATGATATGGGGTATGAAGACAGGGAGCTATAGGAATAAAAGCTTAGCTGATATGTTACCCTACGAGAACCCTACGTACTCTGAGTGGACTAAGGCTAGAGGTATTATAAACGGTGACGTAGGAAAGAATGGTCCTATGATAGCTGGGTATGCTACTAAGTTCTACACAGCATTGAAGGAGATGTAATGGGTATATTTACAACAGGCATCATAGGTGATGTAGTAGGAGGAGTGTTTGGTATAATAGATGACCTGCATACTTCTGATGAAGAAAAAGCAGCAATGAAGTTCCGTATAACTAAGTTAGCTAGAGAAGCCGACTTAGCACAGCTTGCTGTTAATAAAGAAGAAGCTAAGAGTGGTAGATTATTTGTATCAGGCTGGAGACCGTTTGTAGGATGGGTATGTGGTATAGCATTAGCCTGGACCTTTGTAGTCTCTAGAGTTATACAATCTATTGCATTCTATATAGCAGAGTTCACAGGAACAGAACTAGACCTATCAGGTCTACCTGAGTTTGACTTAGGAACATTAATGCCCGTACTACTTGGTATGTTAGGACTAGGGACACTTAGGACCTATGAGAAAGTACAAGGTGCATCACGTAACGACATGACTCCTGATGGAGGCACTATTAGAAAAGGGAAACAAAGAAATGGCAACTAGGAAACCCCGTAAGGGAAAAGCTAAGGTCAAGATAACTGCTTCTGGTAAGAAAGTTAGTTACGGACAAGCTGGTAAAGCTAAGGGCGGTGGTCCCAGGGTTAGACCAGGTACAAGTAAAGGCGACTCATACTGCGCCAGGTCTGCTGGACAAATGAAGAAGCATAGTAAAGCAGCTAAGGACCCGAACTCACCTCTACGTTTATCACGTAAACGTTGGAAGTGCAGCGGTTCTAAATCAAGGAAGTAGCGAGGAAGTATTATGGCAGCTAAGAAAAGAGGATTGTGGGATAACATCCACGCTAAACGTAAACGTATTGCAAAAGGAAGTGGCGAGAAGATGAGAAAACCAGGAACAAAGGGTGCTCCAACACAGAAAGCACTAAAGAAATCACAGAACCCTAAGCGTAAGAAGAAGAAGACGTACTAAGGTCTGTAGACATAGCCTAGAAAGCTCTGTAACGCCCGTGGAGAGCGATATGGACTTTCTAGGTATACTTGTATATTTATGAATTAGTGCTTCTCTCTGAGGATATAAGCAAGTATAAGCAGCGTTTATAAAAAAATGGTACAAAATTGTGAGGGGGCATCTAATAAATAAACCGCGCGTACGCCCCCATGCGCCCGTCTTCCTTTTATCCTCACAAAAATCTGTGTATCACTGCACTAATACACTAACATAGTAACACAATAGCACGTTGTCACGCTCGCACTATCTCTTTTCAGCACTGGTCCGAATTGCTTAACGCTTCTCTATGAGGGAAGGGTATATATTAAACACACACCTCCCCCTATAAAATAATAAATTAAGGGTAATATATCTATATTTGATTACCTATCTCATTTTTTTTACAAGAAAGATTGCCCATAAAACTGAAGGTTTTAAAAATAAATACAAAAAAAGTGAAAATAGTTGTTGACGTATAAATTCATATTTGTAATAAGGGGTCAACAAATAACAACACGGAGAGAGAGAATAACATGACTAAAATATCAAATAACGAAATGAGAGCTAAAGTAGAATTTATTAAAGAATTCGATAATAAAAACAGCAGTTGCTACGCAAGGCGTTTTGAAGATGCAGGCATCTACGTAGTCTATTCATACGGGGAACATTGGCCGCTATGGGTGTACGATTGGAGAGCCAACCAATGGTATGAAAATGTAGATAAATACGGTAACACTACGTCTAGACACAAGTCAGATACTAGGCCATACACCATAACCAAATCAGCACAGGCTAACGGGTTTATATCCATGTCATGTAACGAGCTAAAAACACTAATTCATCTAATCCAACAATAAACAGCAAAACACAGAGAGAGAGAAGACTATGACTTATAAGATTATGACTAATGATGAGTATGAGGTCTACTTAACCAGTAGACAGATGCAGAGGATTTACGTATTAGAATTTACAATGTCTAATGGGGAACTTATGACCCTATACTTCGATAATGATGAGGCCTTCGATAAAGCCGAGAAAGCATTACAGGTTGAGATAGGAAACGGTAACCCACAAATAAAAAACCGACATTATAGAAACAGCATTGAACTTATACGTAAAAACTGTGATGATGAAACACTAGATTTAATTAAAAACCCACTTTATTAATAACAACAGAGAGCGAGAATATCATGAGCAATGCAACATTACTACTATCAGAATACGAACTTAACGAACTATTCACGGATGACTGGGTTGATATACCCGATGTATCCGAATTATACAACACGCCAGTCAATCAAATTATGGAGAATAACAATGACTAAAACAATCGTACAAGTAAATAATACACCATACACTAAAAACGACTTCCCATCTCTTGAAAGCTTTTATAAGCATAGCCTAACTAATGTGGTTATATTTTCAATAGACGGCGCTGACTGGGTTGAGTATGGGGAGAATACATTAGAAGCAACTGATAAAGCTATATCAGCCAACAAGCGTTTCTTGCATCACTTTCTTAGCCAGTACGGTGTAGATGAAATAGTACTACTTGAGGGATGTTATGACGGCAGAAAAGAATTCTCTTATGCTGTCAGTGCCAATCTTTTCTATAGTTTTGTACAAGAGCTTGGTTATGTAACAGAGCAACATAGCTACCTAGTACTAAAAACACCGTCTAGAATTGAATCCAACGCAGGTGTATTTGGTACAAACCAAGCGCCTAGGGTAATACTGGTAGACAATGATAGTGGTGACACAATCACTACATACAGTAGAGTTGGGTTATTATCGGCTGACTTAGATACATGCCTAGGTTGGACGTACTGCAATAAATCAGAGACGTACTACGAGTTAGTATAAACAACAACAACAACCCTACCTTGTACTATAGCCGCTATGGACTGTCTGCAATCCGTGAAGCTTAAATGCTAGAGTAATGTGACAAGATACTATAGGTCTGGCTATAGTACTAGGTAGGGTATGAGTACGCCTGTATTCATTTACATAATTTTAATAAAAAATATTAACAACAAAAGAAAGTGAGAGACTATGACTAAACTAAAAGAAGCAATAAACAAAACAGTTGAGCAACTGCTAACGGGCACGCATAACGAACTATTCAGCGACGCTGACCTATCCATAGTGTGTGACATGACTCTTGAGCTACTTCAAAACGAGATAGAAGGTAATCCAGGATTACCCTTCGAAGATTGCGTTATAGCATTCAAGTTTAACGGCAAGGACTACGACGCGGACTATTGGCAAGAGATAACAGAAGAGGGCGATAAAATCTGGTGCTGTGAAGTAACTGAATTCGACATAGAAATGAATATGAGAGATTATAACACAGAGTTTTTATGGTCTGACTATGCTGATAATATATAGGAGAGTAATATGTATTTAATATTAGGATATAACAACGAGTTCCAAGCGTGGGAGCCTATTAAGTTTAATTTTACTAGCAGGGAATCCGCTAGGGTTTACGCTAGTAAGTTGACAACGGGTAAAAAGTATGATACCTATAGAGTAATAGAGGAGAAGTAAATGTCACTGGGATTTATAATTGAACTTGTAATACTTTCATATATAATATACGAAGGTGTTAAATATCTTTACAGCTAACCAAAGGAGAACTTATGAATATATTTTACTTAGACAGGTGCCCGCGCAAAGCCGCTAGAATGCACTGTGATAAGCATGTAGTCAAAATGATACTTGAGTACGCACAATTGCTTAGTACCGCTCACCATGTATTAGACGGGCCTAACGGGCCTATTGTAGACAAGCTTTACAAGGTGACACATAAGAACCACCCTAGCGCAGTATGGGTTAGGCAGTCACTGCTTCATTATTGGTATGTATACGATATGTTTAAAACGCTATGTTACTTGTATACTGAGATATATGGCAAGGAACATTTAACACAAACTAAACTGTTACACGTTCTAAAATATCACCCTGATAATATAGAATTAAAACAATTCCAACACCCGCCTCAATGCATGCCTGAAGAGTTCTACGACCTAGACACTGTTACGGCTTATCAGCAGTATTACAGAGTCGGCAAGGCAGATATATTAAAATATAAATCTAGAAACCCACCTCATTTTTTACAGGAGAACTTATGTGTAAATTAGAATACGAAATCATAGAGGACTATACGTGGTGTATAGATTGCGGCGGGCCATTAGACTTGGATTCCATCCCGTGTGAGCGGCAAGCTGGAGAAGGTGCGCCCCTATACAAAGGTTACATTTGCCGTGACTGTCAACTCATGGAATGTGATAAATGTGGGGATGCTACCCTTGACTATTCACTTGAGGATAACCATGTAGTATGTGACTGGTGCTCTCATCAAGAACAAGTATCAAAAGAAAGGAACTAAAATGACTACAGTAAACAACAACTATAACGACGTAGAAGACCTAGCCGAAATGATAGCGTCACAAATAGAAGAGCATATCATGGATGACTGGGGGTGGTCCCTTTATGACTACCTCAATGTTATGGATGGCGTTCATCAATTCGCTGAAACTACTGCGCTTAGAACGCAAGCTATGTTACGCAACGTTCAGGATGAAGTACTGGGAAGCCATAACCTACTTGATGATACGTACAAACAAGCTAAAATCAAGTTCGATAAAAACCAACTTGATAGACAATACGAAATGGATGCGTGCGAGGACAAGCCTGTGCGCCGTACTAAACTATTTACATAAATGGAGAGAACTATGCCTAAAATAAATTACGAACACTTCGAAGATAAAGTTAAACTAACTGCTAGTCTTGTCAAGCTAGTAGACATGAACAATCCGTCCCTCAATAAAGAGTTCTATGAAGACACGGGTGTCCAGTTAGTATATGTAAGCAATCCTTTCTATAACTGTTGGGTAGCTATTACAGGGCAAGAGTGGTTAGTAGACTTATCAGAAGAGATACACAATGGAATGATAATGCACAGACTAAGCTTAGAACAAGCTGAGTCTAAGGATGAGTACTACATGCTAATAGCAGGAAAAGTATCATCCTTCCTGTCTGAAGATGATTTGTATGATATGGATTTGATATGATGTGGAAGGATATGGCTAAAGCCTTAGACTGTGGCAGTAAGCGTAAAATTATGTGCTGTGGTAGCTCGCCCTCTGCTCTGATATCTAATAACAGATTCGGTATCAGGTTCCATTGCTTCAGGTGTACTGACTTCAATACTTTTATACCGCATGGCAAGCGTAGTGTGTCTGAGATACTGGCCGCCCGTAAAGCAACCAGTAGTCTCAAGACTTCTAAGTCTATGCCTTCCAGAGCTGTAGCTCTGACTGACCCAGTTGTACCTACAGAGGCGCATGCGTGGGTTTTGCAGTCAGGATTGCTTCCAGAGGATGCTAATCGAATGTATGGTATGCTATACGACCCTTTCACTAGACGGATACTTATACCCCTAGAGAATGGTTTCTTAGCTAGAGCTGTATTCAATGAGCGCCCTAAATATATCAAAGCCTCTACAGCTAACGTGTATGAATTGCCCGTAGATATCCATACGGTTGTGGTAACAGAGGATATCCTATCCGCTATAAAAGTTAATTCAGTAGGATACAGTACCCTTGCTATACTGGGTACGGCTGTATCCCCTACCATTGCAAGTAGGATAGCGCGTTACAAAAATATTATTATATGGACAGATAGCGATAAAGCTGGAGATGCTGCTTATGTTAAGTTGCGTAAAAAGTTAGCCCTGTATCCCGTCAATGTCAGGCGTATAGTAACTGATGATGACCCTAAACTCATTCATAAAAAAACAATAAGAAAATTAATGGAGAATATATGAATATAAGAATAAATAAAAAGAGGGATAAGTTACTGACAGAGTATGCCATAAGTATGCTCAAGGACTTTTATCTCTTAGACGGGGAGACCTCTCCACAAGAGGGGTACGCAAGAGCGGCAGAGGCATGGTCAAGGCCATTCCCTAATACGAACCTAGCATCCTATGATACTGCTGAGACTAAGGCTTTGGCTAAAAGACTATACGAGTACGCAAGTAAAAAGTGGTTTATGTTCTCAAGTCCTGTCCTATCCAACGCGCCAGTAAATCCTTACTGTA